GTTATAGTCTTAGCCGTCTGTCCTGTTTTAGAGGTCACAACGAAGACCTCAGCCAAAGAAGGAAGAATAGATAGGGGTAGTAAGGTTACGGATAAACCCGCTCTAATCGCATTCTGAGCCGTTCTAAGGGCAGTCCCGTTAGATGTATCTAAGTTACGCTTAGGAATACGCTGAGATAAATTCATTGAATCAGCCATCTCATTTAACGCAAGCTTGGCATCAAACTTCTTGCCTTGCTTCTTAGCATCTTCAATAACATCGTAAAGCTCTGCGTAGAATAGTTCGTTCTCTGATCCAAAAGTCTTAGCGTGTCCTAGTCTTTCTCCCATCATATCATAATAAGAAAAGATAGACTCTTGAACACTAGTCTTAGGATCAAGCCAGTTGTTCCAGAAGTCTTGAGGTAACTCAGCCAACATACGATGTGTTTCAACAGCGTTCTGCTTGTTTACCTTCGCTCCTGACGTAAGGCCTCCCCTGCCTACTGCACCTTCCTTGCCTCTAGCAACAATCTTCATTGCTTTTGCGTATGCTTTCTTTTCAGATAGTCCTTCTTTCTTTTGTATTTCTTTAGACTTAGCCTCTACCGCTGTCTTAAAAGTATTAGCTACGTTAACGTCAGTTTCATTACCAAAGTGCTCGTAACCTTGCTCTTCAATCCTACCAACATAAGCTTCGATCTTGTCTCTAGACAGGTCTAACCCATTAGCTTCGGCTTCAGCAACAGCCTGCTGAATAAACTCAGACCTATTAGACTTAATCTTCTTGTAGTCTAGTCTTCCTAGTAGGGGGAAATAAGTACCTCCCTCATACAGAGTAGTATCAATACCTACAGTCTTAAGGTCGTTCTTAATTGTCAAGTCTAAGAACGTAGCTAACTGGTTGGATGCTTTCTTCTGCGCTTCATTAAGTTTAGAATAGGCTTCATTCTTTAATTCTTTGTTATCTTTACTGTCTTCAGGCATAACACGATGGTCATGTACAGCTTGAGCCTCTTCCTTACTAAGCTCCATAAAGTCTCTAATGCCTTTATTGTAGGATGCTTTGTACTGCATAGCATTAAAGTGAACAGGAGTTACACCTATTCTACGCCCGTAGTCACCAGTAGTTTGTTGAAACTTAGCCGCTAACGCTCTAGCTTTAGGTGTGTTAACTCTACCTACAAACTGTGCAGGTTTATCACCTAAGATAGGAGCTAGTAATCTATTATATAAATGAGCCGCTTTAGTTTCAGTTACTGGAATCTTTTCGTAATTCTTAACCCACTTAACATCCGAGTCAGGTTTGTATTCTAAGATACCTTCTTCAAGTTGCTTTGCTACAGATAAGTCAGCGTTGTTCTGTGCCTTAGTCATAATGCTTCCACCTACCCCAAAAGGTAAGCCTAAGATACCACCGACAATACCTTCAATAGCAGACTCTTTCATAGCTTCTTGGATATCAAGCTCATCCCAATAACTAGTAGCATTACTAGCGGCTAGTGTTGTACTGAAATCCTGCACAGCTTCAGTAGCACCAGACGTTAACATAGCAGTACCTACACTACGCCCAAGACCTGCTCCTCTACCTGCACCTTCTCTAAGATACTTAACTGCTAAGTCTGTTTTACCTGCTTCAAGTGATTTAAGAACTTCAGGAGACATTTGCTTAATAGCAGGTGTCATGGCTTTAACAAACTTAGCCGCCGCCAAAGGTTCTAACGCACCTAACGCAAGACCAGTACCGATGTCTGCCATTGATGCTGTGTAAGACTCATCCATGTCTTCTGCTTTAAGACCAATGTCACCTACGTTCATGAGCCCAGAGGTAACACCTCCCGCAACCAAAGCACCTACTGAACCTTTAGCTCCAATTACTGTTGCCGCAGGTGCGGCTAACAACGAAGGTAAGGCTACGCCAACTGTACCTGCACCGCGAGCTACTTGATCTGCTAGACCTCTAAAAGAAAACTCACCTTCTTCGTCATACAGAGGATGCGCTGTAACTTTCTGTACATCACGCATGTTCTCTTCTTTACCTTCAACCATTGCCTGACCAAACGCACTGTCAGCAAAGCCAAAGGCTTCTGCTAAGGATTGACCTCCACGGTACAATAGAGCCTGTCCTAAATCGACACCTGCTCCCACTTGATCGCCTATTCCGTCAGGCTTGCGGGCTATGTTCTCATCGTATTGAGCATCAGCCGTGTCCCATAGAGAGTTGAAATCAACATCTTCTATAGATTGAGTCATTATAGTTTTCCTGCTTGTAGTAACCTTACAGCGTCTATGTACCCTTCCCTAGCTTTTGTAATATCTACCTCTCCACCAGAGCTAAACCAATTATCACCTAAAGTCCTAGACATTTCTCTAAATATCTTAGTTCTAGATGCTTCAGGTGCGCTAACAATATTAGGGTCTACTCTATACAGTAAAGTAGCTAAAGAATCTAACTCTGACTTTTCGCCTTCAATACCTGCACCTTGTAACTCAGCAGACAAACCTGCAACCTTAGCCCCTTGATTCTTAAACCTGTTGTCTGTACCTCTAGCCTTAAGCAACTCAATAGCCAATAAAGCATCTGATCTTTTCTTAGCTTCGTCTTGTAGCTGTTCTTTCTTTCTAGAAGCAAGACCTGCCTGTAATCCTTGACCTATATTAGCCGCAGTACCTTTACCACTGCTAGAACCTGCAAGCATAGCCGCACCCATAGCCATCAAGTCTACCTTTTCATTTAGACTATCAAACCAGTTAGTGTTGTCTTCAGCGTCTCCACCTGTAACACCTGCTTGCTCGTTTACTTTAGCAACTTCTTCTCTTTTCTCTTTAAGGTCTGGGATAGTTTCTTCAGGAGCTTCTGTATCTGCTCCCTCTGTTACCATTCCTCTAGACTCTTTCATTAAACGTAATTGATTTTCTACACCTGCGTTAGGGATACCTGATTGGTTTATTCTAGCTAAACTTTCTTCAGTAGCTTCTATAGCTCTGTCAGTAGGCTTTAAAAGATCAGGGGATGGTCTGTTTTCTGTTTCAGAAGCAATATCACCCACCACAAAAGGACTACCTGATCTGTTTTTAATTAATTCTTTAAATAGTTCCAATAATTGAGGTGGAGTATTAGGGCTATTTGCAAGGCTATTGTTCATAGGCGTTCCAGTTATTTCTGCTCTTATACTGTTAGCACTTCTCAATCTTCTAGGGTCTACCAAAGCCTGTCCCATAGTCCCGCTTTGAGAAGTACCTGCTAATTCGCTTTGAACCTGACGATACGCTTGATCTATTAACTCTTTTCTTGTCATTGCATTAAACCTCTCTGCTGTTGTTGAGGCTGAATAAGCGATTGCAATAAGTCAGCTTCTCTATTTCTTCTCGGATGTAACTCAACATTCTTCCACTCATCAGGATTACGTAGCTTAGTTATAGCTGTTTCAAGATCACCATTTATAACAGCTTTCATTGTCTTGTATCTCAGAGCGGCAGTGCCGTAGTTATGTAGTAAAGATAAAGCCACTGCTTGTTGTTGAACAGGTAAGCTATCAAACTTAGGAAAAGCTTTCGATAGTTTCTGCTTTGACTTACCTACATACCTTCTAGATATATCCATAGCTACATCAGTAGGTAAAGTGAAGTGTCCTAGCTCTCTCTCAACTGCTGTTGCCTCTTCTCCTTTCTTACCTACGTAAGGAAGCATAGCCTCTTCAAAGCTTTTAGGAAGACCTAATCTTAAGAACTCCTTAACACTCATTTGACCAATGTCAATACCAATGCCAAATGTTAAACCAGACTTGCCAATAGCTTTGCCGTCTTTCTTGGGTATGTAAGTTCTAGCTTTAAAGCCTTCTTCTTGTATTAAGAATTGTAATACTGCGTCATCTTTTGTCATTAGAAAGTGTACCTTCTTTGAAATATAGGTATTAGTTCTTCTGTGTCAGCGTTATAAGTTAACGTGTTAGGTTCTTGCATTGAGTCAGGTAAACGCATCATTTCAGACGGATCAATTTGCCGAGGCTGTCTAGGAAAAGTCTGAGGTTGATTCATTATCTCTTGTTTCTTCGGTTGCTGTAGTGCTAGAAAATGTTCTAGATACTGTTGCAACGGTAACTCAGAATAGTTGTCCTGACTTTGCTGTGGTTGAGAAACCTGCTCTAGGCTACTAGCTCCTGATAAGACTTCTATAATAGTTGCTGGATCCATTTTAGTCTAGCCCTATGGTTTATTATCATCTGATTTATTATCAGAGAATAATTTAGCAAACAAATCACCACCAAGACTGCTATCACCTGCTGTAGGTATTCCTAAAACAGACAGACCTGCCCCTAGTAGAGCACTAAACGGATCATCCGCTGTCTCTTGAGTTTCTGTACTAATCTGACTAGCCTCTGCCACAAGAGGACTGCCTTGTAACATTTGATAAAACTGAGATAGATTCTGTAGCTGTGCATTTCTATTTGCTTCTGCCATTTGAATCTCATCTAACAACTCAGCTTGACTTCGTAGGCTTCTTTGCTTTCCGATACCTTCAGCAACATCCGCACCCATCATACTTGTACGGAGTACTTGAGGCAGTAGCTGTTGTGCCTGTAAGCCTAACTGCTGTTGTCCTAGTGCTGACTGAACCAAAGCCGCTTGAGTATTTCGATCTATCTCACCACCGAGTAAGCCCAGACCTTCCATACCTTCACTGCCGCCATACTGACCTGCCGCAGAAGCTTGTTGCATAATAGGAACAGCACCTCTAGAGAATTGAGTACTAGCTTCTCCTAATATGTTTTCCATTTGCTGTTGGAACACAGGATTATTAGCTAAGTCACCTGCACCCAAATAGTTTTGAAAGCTACTCAGACCAGAGCCAAGAACCCCTGCCAAGTCTCCGCCCTCTGCAAATCTAGAAAGTCTTTCCTCTTGAGCCTGCGCAAGTAAGGGGTCTTCTTCAGCAAGACGAGTACCTTGATATATACCCTCAGTGCCTAAGTTATATAAATTCTCCGCATCCCTTAAAGCACCGACAGCCGATCCTCTTAGCTCTTCACTAAGCCTAGTATCGCTTTCTGTAGTTGTACTTGCTCCACCTTTACTCATTTAAAACTCCTTTACCATATATACAATGTCAGAAGAATAAGAAGGTATTAACTTAGTCCATCCTTTTCTTCCGTATATTTCAACACCGTCTAGCTTCTTTTCTTTTGCAAACTTTTCTATATTACTTATAGCCGAGTCTACCCATTCTTCAATATCTTTACCGCCACATAGATGTATTAACAATCTAAACCTTGCAGGATACTTAACACCTTTAGTAACTACTGCTCCTAATACTTCCTCATCTCTATAAGATAACCAAAGCTGACTATTGCCCTTCTCTATATCTTGCATTACGTGCTTTAAATTAACTTCAGGAGTCTTATTAAGTACTTTAAGTAAGTGCTCAATGATTATGTCTTGGTTTTTATGTATCTCAGCTACGTCTGTTACTCTATTAAATCTATACATCTATTGCTTTACCTTCGATGTCTACGTCTAGGATGTTAAATGTTACTGTTGAAGTTCCGCTGTCCATAGCCATCTTTATTTCTACCACATCACCTGCCTGTGCTATACCTTTAGTTGCAAATGAAATAGGAAGGTAATGAGAACCGTTAAAGTTTAATGTATGTTCCGTACCTGCTTGTAGCACATCGTTTATATACACACCAATCGTAGTATCTGTTTGACCTCCTGATTGATGGCTCATGTTTGCGCTAAAGTTTAAACGATATCTACTATCAGATAAGAAAGTAAAAGTACCTGCGTCTTTATCAGCTATCAAACCTTCTTCATCTTCTCTTATAGTGTCATACGCAGTGATAGTAGAAGGCGTAGCTGTAAGAGCCATTGTAGCTCCTTCAGTTGATAGGAACATACCTGAGTCATGTATCTCACTAAGGCCACCTAAGAACCTAGCAATACGCTGTAGTTCATTCTGAAGATAGGGGGATATACCTTCTATGTCCTGTGGTGGAGGCATTGGAACATATTCTATTCTCACTGTCTTCCCTCAAAACTATAGTCAATCGAGTAACCTGTTAAGCCCCATAAAGTATTACCTGTTCCTTCAAACTTTACTGCAATGTATCTACCACTTTGCCTGAAGTTTACTTTATAGTCCTCACCTATAACAAAAGTCTGAGGGTCTGACCAACTAACACCTTTCCCTTGATTCTCCTCAGTGCCGACATAGATATTAACACTACCTTCACCTATTAAATGAGGATAGATAGCGTGTATATATTTATATCCTTTATCATCCCCAAAGTCTATGCCTTGTCTCTCTACAAAAGGAACATAAGAATCCCCTTCTAATGAAACTCCAGTGTTTCCTAAACAAAGATTAGAGGACAGTGCTAAGTTACCCTGCTTGACAAATACTAAAGACTCGACAGCGGGGTTATATGTTTGACTATCCCAAACTCCAGTAGAACCTTCCCAAGTAAGGGTATCAGTATCAGCTCCCCATACTCTACCGTCTGTATCTTCTACTACCAGACCTGTAGTGATGTGTGCTACGTTTCCAATCTCCCGCTTACTCCAAGAGTCTGACTCCCAGTTCCAAGTAATAGCAGAGTTAGCTATTCCGTCTTCACTGCTTGAGTTAGGATAGTAAACTATCATTTGCTTAGTAGAGTAATCAGCAACACATCTTACTTTAGAAGTATGGTTTTGATTGATGTCATTGTAGAAGAAATTGTGCATCTTGTTTGAGATAACAGACTTCTTTGACGTACCATCATGAACATAAATATCATCAACACCAACAACAAAGTGTTTATTATCATACTCTGCAACACAGTCTTTAGATAAGATACCCGCATCGCTAAATACTTTTCTAAATGAGAATACAAAGTTACCTCCAATAAACTGCATAGCCCATACAGCATCGTTCTTGTATATAAAGAAAGTATCATTTAAAGCTTTACCGTCAACTACTTGACCTTGAGTATCTGGAAGAATGTTGTAGCCTGCTTGCGATGCAGGGTCTACTGCGTCCCACGATGCAGGGACACCACCTAAAGGAGCGGCATCACTCCACTTAACCATTGTAGGTCTTCTAGTGCTACTCTCTGTTACATCTAAAGCTATTAGATAGTTCTTAAAAGGACGTAATACTCCACACCTATCATTAGTATCCCAAGCAGTCAAGTCTATCATCTTGCTTGTAGTAGTATCATATACTTGAGGAAGGTCATATCCGTTGTTTAAAAGCAAAGCACCATTAAACACATTAGATGTCCAACCATTATGTACTCTCACACCACTGCCATTAAATTCAGCAGTATAGTTTGAAGAAGTACGTGTTACATTTGTATGGTTAGTGCCGTCTGTTCTATACACGTAAAGATCACCTGCATAGAACCAGTTATCTGTTGAACCATCTTTAAAGGCAACAGCATGTTTAGGTATGATAACCATAGGAGAGTTAGCAAGCACCCTTCTATATCCAAGAGCTACGTTAACTCTAGCTCCTTTGAAATCAACATTGCTTCCTTCACTCCACAATTCGTTTGGCATTTCATAAGGAGATAGGTCTGTGTTAATTCCTCTTGGTCGAGTTATTTCTATCTTCTTGAAAGCCATAATTACATTTTCCAAACTTTAATAATAGACTGCAAACCTTGAGCTCCTGAGTCACCGTATCTTACATTTCCTCCAGATTCCGCAAAAGCTCTCAACCTAACGTCATCACCGCCTTCGCCTACAATAAACATACCAGTACAAGGGAAGCTATAGGTATCATGCTCACCTAAGTATGAAGTCGCGGCATATCCAATAGGAGATCCGTTTGCTCTATATAGCTGTACTCTAACGTCCTGATTAGTATCACTATAACTAGCATTATATATCTTAGCCGTTGCTTCAAAGTAATAAGTACCTTCAGGTAAAGTTAAAGTGTTACCACCTGTATTAATACTTACACCTGTAGGAACGCTAGGAGAACCTGATACATTAGCGTCAGGGTAAACCATTTCATTAACAGGAAGGTTAATCCATTGATTAGCTGTTACCGATGTACCGTTACCTGTAGTAGATCTCTCATCAGCTACAACAACAAAAGGAGTTCCCGAAGCTGAAATAGTATTATTACTAATAGAAACATTAGAGCCTGCTGTTAACGTATCTTGCTTACCATCTACCTGAGACTGAATAGAAGAGGTAACACCATCAACATAGTTTAGCTCAGTGGTAGTAGCTGTAACACCATCAAGAACATTCAGTTCGTTGGATGTTAAAGTTGAAGACACGCCATCAAGGACATTCAGTTCAGCTGTAGTAGCCGTAACGCCGTCAAGAATGTTTAACTCATCTGTAGTAGCTGTAACACCATCGAGAATGTTTAGTTCTCCGCTAGTAGCAGTTACAGGTACAGAGCTTGAGCCCTCACCGTCTATTCCAGAAAAGGTAGTTTTAATTACTTGCTTAACATTACGTATGTGGTCATCGCCTCTATTAACAGCATCGCCACTCGTAGGGTTACTACTATTTAATTCACTTATTCGTCCGTTAGGTACGTTCTCAAGTCCCATTGCTAACCTCTTCTATATCTAGCTGTTTTCTTAGCTATCTTCTTTGGTTGTTTACTATGCTGTTTACCTTTCTTGGTGTCTGCTCGTTTCTTCCGAGAGGTAGCCGCATATTCCTTTTTGGATAAAGCCTTTCTAGCTTTCTTAGGTAAGTATCGCTCGCCTGTAGCTTTCTTACCTTGAGTACTAGGCTTACCTGACTTAGTACCCCACTTTTCTTTTGTCCACTTCTTTAAGCTTTTCTGCGATTTCTTTAAAGGCATTAGCGATAACCTCCACCCTTAGCTTTATATTCTTTAGCAAGCATCTGAGCTTTACGTGCTGACCACTGCCCTGCCTTACCACCCTTAGTACCTGCCTTAATCTTATTAAACAGATTCTTACGCATGGTTGGCTTAGTGTAGTTACCTGCTGAGTTTACTGTAGACTTCTTCTTAGCAGGTTTTCTTTTAGTAGGCACGTTTCTTTCCTTTTCTTTTAACAGTTACTTTCTTCTTCTTAGTTTTCTTTGGCTTGCTGTATCTGTTCATATCGACCTCCTACCACTTGGATTTATTTGCCCAATATGCCGCAGACATTTTACCCTTTGCTATGTTCTTAGCGTGACGCGCTTTGAATGATTTACGTCTTGCTTTCTCAGCCGCAGTCTTTGGGCTTTTACCTGCACCTTTAACACCTTGTTGACCGTATCGAATAGTCTTTACTTTATCACCTTCCTTAGCTACCACAACATGTGACTTCTTAGGGTGGTTAGGTGTACGTTTAGGTTTGTTATAACCCGACACACCTGCTCTGGCTAATCGTGGGTCTTTCTTCTTAGGCATTTTAAATTACTCCTGTTGTTTGCTTAGTACGTCAAGGGTTTCTTTTATATACCTAATGTTCTCATCTATTCTTGCAAGAGATACTTGTTGCCCTTGAACATTTACCTCTAAGGCGGCTACTTTGGCATCTGACTTCATAATGTCTCTTTCGTTTTCTAAAGTTCTAAGCTCAACCGCAGTGATGCTTTGCGTTGCGCTAAAGAACGTAGTACCAACTAAAAGCAATAAAGTTACGGGTACACTTTTATTAAGATGCCAGTTTTCCATTATCCTTCCTCGCTTCCTATTTCTTTAATAGTATTAACATAAGCATTAATCAGCACGTTAAGCTCTTGAGCCTGCATGTCCAACTGTATTAGCTGTCCTTGTAACTGCTTAACACGTTGTACTTGCACTAGCTGTGCTTCGTTTAGATCATCTTCTGTATATGTTTTATCATCAATAGTAATCATGCTTACTCCTAAGAAATAGTACCACAGGCTATCTTATTAGCTACGCCTAGCGCAACCTCATCAATACGACTCAGTGTTGCATCTGAATCATAGCTACCTTCAGAATCAAGACAAACATTCACTGTACGTTCGTGTGATAAGTCTGTATCTGAACAAGTAAATAGAACCTTCACATCTCTGCACTCTACTTCTTCTGATATAGTCTCACCTTCATTTTCTGGATCAGGCATTGTGTTTATACGAGTTCCAGTAAACTCTTCTAACAGTTCGTATGTTACTGACATTTCATAAACCTCTAGTTGTTTTCTAAGTTTTCGATACGTTGTTCTAACTCTTCTATCTTGGCTAATGCTTCTTGCAAAGCCGCAGTAAGTAGAGGAGTTAGTTTGGATTGGTCAACAGCTTGATACTCAGGATTGCCATCTTCATCAATCCCATCTTTCTCACCGACTACTGCTTCTGGAATATGCTTTTGTAATTCATGAGCAAGGAAACCATCAACAGTCCTGCTTGGGTCTTCTATAAAGTTAAAGCTCTTAACAGGTATTAACTTTAGTTTCTCTGATGCGCCCTCTAAAGGCACTACGTTTTCTTTTAAACGGTAATCAGATGATGTGCCATAGACCATGCTACTACCTGAATGATAAATCAATCCGTAGCTAGAAGTGTCTGTGTTGTTTCTGAATGTCATAAAGGTGTGACCATACTGACCACTTGCTAACAACTTAGCATCTGTACCTGCTGTCAATAGTAGTTGCTTGTTAACAGTTACATTACTATTGTTAACCTCAAACCTTTCTGTACCACCTGTAACAACTCTCCACTGA